GCGGGGATCGCTAAGTATTGCAAATAAATCTCCTCGTCATCGGACATCATAAGGGTAGTATCCAATATAGCGGATAGGAGAGCGTTCGTTCTCTTATCCACTCTTAGGGATAAAAAGTAATGGTTAGCATACATTAGCTCGCTCATAAAGGTAGGCTTTTTAACGATCGGATCCTCAACTTTGCGGATCGTCGCTTTCGGAAACGTACTTTCGATCGCTTTAACGACGATATCCTCGCTCTCGTCTTTAACGGTAACGATAAAGCGGGTACCTTTTTTCTTGAGGATCGTTTCAAACGAAAGGAAAGGATGTTTCTCGAAACGCTTTTTCTCCGGATCCCAGCGAGTTAAAAGCGGCTTATACGTTGCTAAGGAGCGAGCGAGCGTTTCGACTTGAGAGTTATCGATCCGATCATCGGGGATGATTTGTAAATGGATCATTGTTTGCTCATCTCCTTGCCGATCTCGACGAGGATCCCCATTAAAGCGGGAGCTAATTGTAAGCCGATATATCCTAATCCGGCGTATTTCATCATCGAGATACCTCTCGATTTTTGCCCGGTCATTATGAGGAGAAATCCGGCGGTTATCATTAAGAAAGCTACCGGGTACGATATCCCTTGTAATAGCTGGATAAGCGGATCGAAAGCGTGTATTATCCTTTCTTGCAAACTTGCCGCTAAAGTAACGGATCCTCCCATCGGATCAAAAACAGCGCATACGGCGGATAAACCGAGCAAGGAGTAGCTAATGATATCCTCGATCCTTTCCTTTTTGGATCTTCTCTCCTTTTGCTTATAAGATCCGTCCATAAAATCCCGGAAAGAGATCGTTTCCGTTTTGTTTAACACTTTAAGCATGTTTTAACCCTCCCCTTAAAATACGTCCGGATGAAAATCCCGGACATAATTATTTATTTATTTATTTATTAATTCTTTATATATAATTCTTGTTTGTGCAAAAAATGTTGTCAAAAACAGTTGTCAAAAATCACTTGTTGAGGTTGTTAAAAATCCGAAACGAAAAACGGCGGATCCCTTGATACTCTAGGGATTAAAGGAGGTATTAGGTTGTCAAAGATCACGAAAGAAGGTTGTCAAAAAGGGTTGCAAAAAAGGTTGTCAAAAATGATTTTATTTCCCGATCATTTCCCGATCGAAAAGGAGGCGGTAAACATGGTACCTCTCGGGTACATCCTTGTAATCATCGGCGGCATTATCGTTATGGTTAAAGCCTTTTATTAATCGTCTAACTTAAACTTGATCCCTCCGGATCCAGCCGAGCGAATCACTTTAGAAGATGGAGCGGGAGAGGCGGCTTTCCTTACCGCCCGATCCCGCTCGATTAACCCTTTTACATACGCCGAAAAGTTTTTAAATTGTAGCGTATACCGATAAAGCTCCGCTTGAGCTGGATCCTCGAGATTAAAGGCGACTCCTCGAGTTTTTATAGCGCTCACTTTTTAGCCTCCTCTTTGATTTTCTTAGCGATAGCGACGGCGATCGCTTGATCTTTCGCCAAAAATTTACGAGGTTTTTTCTCGTTTTTAATTTTGATCGTGTAAGTTTTTAACATCTTGATCCTCTCCTTAACATGTAATTTTGATTACATTACATATTACTACCGGGTTAGCGATTATATACCTAAAAAAAAGATAAAAATTTTTTCGGATCTCTTTCTCTAATTATCCCGGATACCGCTCTCGCTTCAAAAATCGCCGTATAAGGAGCGAAAAGAGGCTCCCGAGGGTATTTATACCCGAGAGCCGAAAACGTCAAAAATACGCCTTTTTAGGCATAAAAAAAGAGCCGTTTACTCCGGCTCCTCATTCTCCATTAAATACCCGCATCCTTCACATTTTTTACCTCCCGGGATGATATGATCCTCATACTCGATGATCCCACAATCCAAACATAAATAAATAATGACTCCGGAGCGGCGTTTGAGTTGCTTACCGATCCGCCGCCGGATATTTTGCCGCTCTTTTTCCGTATATTTGATACTCATATCCCGATCCTCTCCTTGTTTTGAAGTGTTTAAAATGACATGTAATGAAATGCTAACCATTCGCAATAAATAAGGGAGATCTCGCTTAGGCTGGAGATCCCCCTTAAAAGCTCCTAAAGGAGCTTATGCTCGCCGGAGCGATTTTATGCACGTTTACCATGAATTTTTTTACTCCGCTTTAGATTTTCGTAAAGAAGATCGGTAAATCGATCCCAATCGATCGGATAGATCTCCGCTTTTAATACCCGCTTTATTCCGATTTTTTCCGAGTAAGGGATGATCTCGTAAGCGGCTCGAAAAGCCTCCTCGCTAAATAAGCCGCCTCCCAGCTTATAACCGTTTTGATCTCGCTCGATCCCGATCCATACTACCTCGGTATAAGGCGATCCTTCCCGCTGGATTAATTGTAGCGGCGCTCGGTAAACTTGGTATCCAGCCGCTAATGCATCCTTAAGATGTTTGTATCCTGCCTGCTTAAGCAGTATCGGGAGGATATGATAATAAGCCTTTTCCATGATATCGTCGATCGATCCGTTTACCATCTCCACACAAAAAGCGATATTCGTCATTCGTTTACCCTCCCCACATGAAAAGAACGATACTCGGATCCGACAAGTCGGATCTCGAAAACGGTATGCTCTTTATATTCGTATCTTAGATCGATTTGTCCATGATGATAGCGGAAAAGCGCCTCCGCTAACTCTTTGCATGTTTCCGGATCCCGAGCTACCGCTATCTCCTCCCAGCGATCCACTCCCGGCTTTGCGTAAGGATTAAGCTCATAGATCGAGTAAAGTTCCTCGATCCCCTCTAAGCCGTTTATGACGTTTTCCGCTACATCCCGAGCGCCTCGATGATAATCGTCATCGATCCGCTCCTCCATTACATCATTTACAAACTTTTCGATAAACGCTATCGCTTTTTTAATCATAAACTTTCAACCCTCGCTTTTCTTCGTATTTTCTGATATCACTTTCTTTGTATAGTGGGATCGCTCCATTAGATACATATTGTACCGGAGCGGGAAAATCCTCATGTCTTTTACTCCAATTATTCACGACTTGGCGGGAAACTCCCCATCTCATCCCGAGATCTACCTTAGTAAAAAGCCTCTCCATGATGTAAAGCCTCCTTGCTTGTGTTATAATAAGGGAGATCTCCTATCCCGAGATCCATTTTAAAACTTTTCTCCTTGTTTTGATTTAAGGATCCGGCTCTCCCCGGATCCCTCTCATTTATAGCGGATATACGAAACGATGGAGCTTGTCGGGATCTCAAGGTTTAATCCCTCATCGTCGAAACCGATTAAATAACTCTCTCCCTCGATCTCCCGGGATCCGGTTACTTTAAAGGATCCGATCGTAAGCGGGAGATCTTCTCTTTTGCCGTCTAACTCGAAAGCGTAAACGCCGCCGAGAAACTCCGTAAGATCCTTTATTATTTTTTGCGGTTGTCTTAGCATTTTAACCTCTCCTTTCGTGTATTTATCGCCTTACCGCTAATCTTATTATAACCCTTTGCGTTTCATTTGTAAACATGATAAACAAAAAAGGGAAGGTTTCCCTTCCCCTGTTTTTAGAAATCTTTATATAAGCGGCTTTCGCTTTTATACTCCTCCTCTAAGAAATCCCGGTACTTTCTAAAGAACGCCTCCGCTCTCTTTCTCCAGCTCTCGGCGATCCGATCCGGAGCCTCGATTAATCCATCATCGAGGAGATCCCACTCGTTTAATACCGGGAAAAGGATATTTCCGATTGTTTTCTCCGGCATATTATCCAGCTCCGGAGCGAAATAGTTATTTTTTAGCTTGTAAGCATCATCGAGAGCCTCATTTATAAGCTTTTCCCGAGCCTCCTTGGAGATCTCCTTAAGGATCCATCGATCGCCTTGCTTTTCCATACATACAAGCGGTACGATAGCGGAGTTTTTCTTATCCATGAGATCCATCGTATCAAGTCGGTATTGTTTTTGGTCTTTGAAACGGTAGACGGTAAAAACGCCGATTTTATTAGCGAATTTATTTTCTTTTGCCTTTTCGATCGCATTGATAAGTTTATACATGGTTTCCCTCTCCTTTGCATGTGATTTTATCCGCTTGAAATGTCATTTAAACTACTTGGAAAGGGAGGAGCGGGGAGATCCCAGCGCCTCCCCGATCTCTTAGTAGTTTTGTTTAATGTAAGCCTCGGCGAGAAACTTTAGGTAGTGATGGATATCGCCGTTTTTAAAGTCGATCATCCGGATCGTATCGGCGATCACTTTCTTTTCACTTTCCGGCGCTTGCATGATAAGCTCGATCACTTGATCCGATCCGATGAAATGAGTTTCTCCGTTATGCTCGATCTCGTAAAGCTTGATCCCGAGATCTTTCTCCTCGAAAAATTTTTGTAGGTACTCGCTTGTTTTTGTCATCTTAGCATCTCTCCTTATCCTTTATTTTTTGCGGCTTTGCTTATCGCTCAACCGCTAATTTTATTATATATCATTTTGTTTCACTTGTAAACACTTTAGACAAGAAAAAAGCGGGAGAAATATCTCCCACTCACCCGAGAAAAGGTTTTATAATGATAATGATCCCGGCGAAAGATCCCGCTCCAGCGAGCAAAAGAGCAAGGAGCGAGAAACGATCCATCGCCTCCGGATCGGTTTTCTTTAAAGCCGTATAAGCGGCTCCCGCTCCCGAGATTACACATAGAAAAGCGGCGATGATTAATAACACTTGATCCATTTTAAAACTCCTCCTTTAAATGTTTAAGGTAGGGAGGGAGCGATCCCTCCCGCTTTTTATGCTTTTACCGCTTGCCGCTTCTTAAGGATGATTAAAAGGTTTTTATACGCTTCTTTAAACATCTCCCTTAATTCGTTTACCCGATCCTCGCCGATCAAGTCGATATGATATCTAACGTTAGCTCCGACTTGCATTAACCGCTCCGGAGCATCTTTTCCGATATATCCCGGGTAGTCGGTTGGGATCGGAGTAAATACCGTCTTAAAGTATCGATATAGTACCTCGCCGTTATGCTTACGGATATCCTCGTCGGTTAGCTGGATCCATTCGTTATTAAAAAGCTCCTCATCTAAGCGGCTCCCGCTTTCGCCTTTCTCCTCTCTTTGACAAGCGTAACACTTGAGCGAAACCGGATCTACGAAAGTATAAAACTCGAAAGAGGCTTTACAATGTGGACAAACAATATACGATTTTTTGCTCCATTTATGATAAAACTTAGCGATCATATAAGCGGCGCTATCGTTATAACATTTCCCCTCGTCGAGTACTTGAGCGATATCGCTCGGCTCGATAACCGTTTCGCCGCCGTCGATAAAGGTTACTTTAAGCGCTCCGGTTATCGGGGATTGTCCGGTTAAAACCG